GGCGGTGGTGGTGGCGGTGCTGGGACTGCCAGAAACGGCGGGAACGGTGGCGCGGGTGGTGGAGGATTTGTCCGGGTTGTGACGTTTTTTTGAGGCTAGCATGATCAAACAATTCCTACTGAACCCAGACGCAAGCATCCCGGCAAACGCAAACGTCGATTTGCTTCAAGAGCAGGGCATCCCGTTGGTCATACCAACGACTGCGCCGACCGCTCCAAGAATGATCGCAGTCGAACAAGAACCGCAGCAGGATGCAGATGGAGTGTGGCGGCAAGTGTGGACGCTTGCGCCAGCACCTGAGCCTGTTGCGCCTGAACCTGAAGATCCACTTGCCAATCTGACGATCGAGCAAAAAGAGGCTTTGATTGCTTTGCTGTCTCAGCCTGACATGGTTGGATCGCAGGCTGTGTAATGCTCGGATTCGCACCATTTGCAGAGTTTCCATTCTCCGATGTATCGGAAGGTAACGCACTTGTTGCGGTTACTGGAGTTTCTGCGACTGGGCAAGTTGGTTCTGTAGCGGTTGTCGGAAATTCAAACACCGCTGTTACAGGCATTCAAGCTACAGTCCAAGTGGACTCGGTCACCATCACTGGTGATGCCAATGTTAGCCTTACAAGCGTACAAGCCACTGGTCAAGTCGGTTTTGTTGCTGTTGGTATAGGTGTAAACGTCCCAGTCATAGGGGTTTCGGCAACTTCTACGGTTGGATCAGTAACTGTAACTGGTGATGCAATTGCAATACTTGTTGGCGTATCTGCAACGGGAGAGATTGGTAATGCTGTAATCACCGCAGATGCGAATGCTCCAGTTACCGGAGTTGAGGCAACAGGTCAAACCGGAACAGTCACTGTCCTTGTTGTTGTTCCTGTCACTGGGGTTCAAGGAACAACTGCTCTCGGAACTGTAACGCTTGAGAGTAACAACTATCTTGATGTAACTGGGTTTGGTCTTATTGGTAGTATTGGTGTAGTGTCTGTGCTTGGTGTTTGGTCTATCCCTGATGGTGATGCAAACATATGGACTGATAATGTTATAGGGTTTAACATTTGGTCAGATCAAGCATATTTGTCAAACTCTTGGACAGATGATGTTGTTTTCTTCAGCGTACTGAGTTCCAATGGTCAGAGTTACAGCGTATCAAGGGAAGTGCTGACATCGACTGGAGTAGCGTATCTGGTAGGTGGAGAGGTTCTGACTAGTAGTGGTGTCATTGTGGATCTTGCGAACCCGTGGCAAAATGTATCAACTGCATCCAACACTTGGAGTCAATAAATGGCTGCTCCGTTTTCAACTACTCCCGATAGTTGTGCTGTAAATTGCATCGCTATCACTCCCGCTGACACAGACTTGGTTCAGCCTGTCAGGGCCATTTATGTCGGTGGATCTGGGAATCTTAAGATCAGCGACACAGGTGGTGGTGCTGTTACGTTCAGCAACGTGCCTGCTGGAGTCATCCTTCCTGTAATGGCTCGCAGGATCTGGTCGACTGGTACGACTGCAAGCAACATTGTTGGGCTGATTTAATGCTGCTCGGTCTAAATATCAAACTGCCCAATCTAAGGTCGATGGGTGGATATATCCCAGTTCCTGGCGCACCGTTTGTGGTGAAGGACTCATCCGGGAACAACTATTCCATTGGTCTGCCGGTGAGAAATTCATCCGGTGTCGACTACACGGTTGCATCGTCTGCTAAGACAAGCGATGGAACCGAGTACTACCCAATCTGAGGTGAATCATGGCCGCTTACGAGGTGCTCCTTCTCAACACAGCAGTCCCGCAGATCCAAGCGGCTCAGTCTGGTGACACCTATGTCGTCCCTCGGGACATTGCGTTCTCAGCAGCACTTACGCTGTCGGCAGGCACGGCGAATGGTGTGCCGTATCTGAACGCCTCCAAAGTCCTGACCACGGGGAGTGCGCTGACGCTGGATGCGAGTGGGAATTTGGGGGTGGGGACAACATCACCATCTCACCGCATTGACGCTGATGGCAACATTCGGTCTAACGCATGGCTTGGCAGAGCCAATGCTTCCGCTCCAACTGCTGACTGCGCGGTGTTCCGACCCGCTGACAACACGCTTGGCTTCAGCACCAACAACAACGAACGCGCTCGGATTACGTCGGGTGGGAATCTTAAAATTGGTGGCACGGCAGATCGCGCTACGACTGAAGGTGATAAGCAGTTGGTTCTGTTTAACGGAACAGCCCCAGTCGGAACGCTTACCAACGGCGTGTCGTTTTATTCAGCGTCTGGTGAAGCGCGGGTTATGGATGCTGCGGGTAACTCAACCCTGCTGTCTCCTCACGATCAGACCACTAATGAGTGGATTTTCCATTCAAAGCACACGCCAACCGGCAAGGTTTTGCGGATTGATGTCGAACGTCTGTTGAAGTTCGTTAACGACCACTTCGGTCTTGACGCTGTTCACGAATTTATTGAGGAGTAAATAATGACCCCCGTCTGGCAAATCGAATGGATGAACACCACACCGACCTCTGCCGATCCCGCAGAGGCAGTCATCACCGTGGGCTGGCGATGCAACGGCACACAGGACAGCTACAGCGCAAGTGTGTACTCGACCTGCTCACTGCCCCCTGCTGACCCGGCGAGCTTCATCCCGTACAACCAACTGACTCAGGACATCGTGCTGGGCTGGATCTGGGCGAATGGCGTGAATAAAGACGCGACTGAGGCTGCGGTCCAAGCTCAGATCGACAACCAGATCAATCCTCCGGTCATTCAACCCGCACTTCCTTGGGCAGCATGATGCAAGAGTTTACTATTACCGTGACGGTTGAAGAGGCCAACATCATTGCGATGGGCCTTGGCAAGTTACCGCTGGAAGTGTCTGTTGCGATCTGGCAGAAACTGCGTGCTCAGGTCGAGCAGCAGGTGGAGCAGAAACCGGAATGAGAGTGGTATTTGGTCAATGGACGCCTGACCGTCCTGGTGTTGCAGGAAACCTGACGGAGGCAAAGAATGTGCTTCCTACAGCATCCGGGTATGGGTCGCTGAATGGAACGGCTAACCTGTCTGATGCTGCTAGTCAGAATCTGTTGACGGTGTTTGTTGGTCGATGGGCTGGAGCCACCACGCTATTCGGTGCTGGTGCTGGCAAGATATTCAAGTTCGACCCTGCTGATGCTGATCTGGATGATGTGTCAAGGACTCCGACTGCGTATTCCACAACTGACTTCTGGCAGTTCACTCAGTTTGGATCGCAGGTTATTGCCTCAAACGGCGTTGACAAGCTACAAGCCTGGAACATGGCTTCCAGCACAGTGTTTGCTGATCTTGCTGCTGCTGCTCCTACTGCATCATTTGTAACTGTTGTCCGGGACTTTGTTGTTGCTGGCAAGACATCAACATATCCTAACCGTGTACTTTGGTCTGACATTAACGACGAGACTGATTGGACTCCTGGTGCTGCTAGCCAATCAGATACCCAGGACATCCCTGACGGTGGTGAGATTCGTGGTATTACCGGAGGTGAGTTTGGTGTCGTGCTGATGGAGCGTGGCATTGTACGGATGACCTACATTGGTGCTCCGCTGTTTTTCCAGTTCGACAACATTGCTCGAAACGTAGGGTGCTACGAGTCTCGATCAATTGCTCAGTATGGACCGATGACGTTCTTTCTGAGCGATGACGGATTTTTTATGACCGATGGTCAACAGGTTAAGCCTATCGGCGCTGAACGTGTTGATCGTTGGTTCTACGCCAATGCAGACCCGTCTCAGTTCACCAAGATGAGTGCTGCTGTTGATCCGGTCAACAAGCTGGTGATCTGGTGCTTCCGTGATATTTTCAACGTCCAGAAGCTGCTGATGTACAACTGGGCAGTTGATAAATGGTCACACGGTGACTCTGGTGCTGACTATGTGTCTAGCATCGCCACTGCGTCTACAACTCTGGAGCAGTTAGATAACATCTCAGCTAGTCTGGATGCGCTGCCAGCCTCTCTAGATTCGCGTTTATGGACTGGTGGCAAACTGATTCTGGGTGGTGTGTCTGGAGCAAGGATCGTCACCTTTGCTGGATCTGATCTCACCGGGACGATCAATACAGGTGACATCACCGTAGAGGGCCAGGAAACGCTTATACGGCTCGCTAGGCCACAGATCGACAACGGCAGTGCTACGGTATCAGTCGCAAGTAGAAAACGCTTGGATGGGTCTATAACGTACTCTGCTGCGGTTGCTGCTGACAGTGAGAACCGTGTGAGTCTACGGTCACGAGGAAACTACCATCGACTGAGTATTACTCCGACAGGGAACTACGACACTGCGGTTGGTGTTGATGTGGACATTGTGCCTGTGGGTGGGCGCTGATGTTCCGTAGGTTGCCTCAACAGGGCGGGAGTCAGCGAGAGGTTGCGGAGGTTGTTAACCGCATCCTAGATGGAAAGATTAATGCGACCGGCACATTAACAGTCGATCACACACTGGTTCCAACGACATACCAAGATGCAAGAGTTGGAGAGGATAGCGTCATTTTGTTAATGCCATTGAATGAAGATGCTGCAAACTTAATTGCACACATTTATTTTTCGACTATTTCTAACGGTTCGTTTCAGATTTCACTAGGAGCAGGTCACGGATCGGATGTCGGAAACTTTAGATATGTTGTCCTCGGTTAGAGTGTTTGTAGAGCCGCAAAAATTGCGGGAAGTGTGGGACTTTGTAAGGCCGGGACTGCTGGAGGTTAAGAGGGCAAGTAGGGATCAGTGGATACCGGAGGATATTTACGTTGACTGTTTTGAAGGACGGTCAATGCTCTGGTTAATGGTAGAGGACGGAAATCCTGTCGGGTTTGGAGTTTTGCAACCGATGGGTGACACTCTGCATATCTGGGCTGGTTGGGGCAAGTTTCTGATGGAAGATGGTTTCCGTCATGCCCACGAGATTGCGCTAGCGGGTGGAGCGCGTAAAATCTCATTCGACAGCAGTCGTCCTGGGTGGGCGAAAATGGCAGGTAAATATGGATTCAAACCTGTCAAATGGATAGCAGAGGTGAAAAATGGGTTCCAGAAGCAGACCGGAAGTAACCGAAACCAGGATTGATCCTCGGTTAGTTCCATATGTTGAGCAGGGTCTACAGGGCGCACAGAGCCTATTCCAGACCGGTCAGATCCCTGGTGCATATGTACCGCAGTATTTCCCAGGTCAGACCTATGTTGGTCCATCTGGATTTACTGAACAGGCGATCCAGTCTGCTGCTGAACGCGCACAGGCTGGGTCTCCGCTAGTTGGTCAAGCTCAACAGGCTGTCGGCGGGTTAACTGGTTTCCAGTCACCCGGTGCTGGTATGTTCCAGAATGTCTACGGTGCTGCTGGGTACAATCCTGCGGCGGCAATGTATGGCGACATTTATGGTGGCGCTGGATTCAATCCTGCTGCTGCCGGGACTCAGGCTACTGCTGGCGGTGCGTATCTCGGAGCAAACCCGTTCCTACAGGGTGCTTTCCAATCGCTGGCTCGTCCTATAACTGAGCAGTTCCAGCAACAAGTTCAGCAAAATCTGAGCGCAGCATCTCGTGCTGGTCGCCTGGGGTCTGGTGCTTTGTCTGGGTTGCAGGAAGGTGCTGCTGGTCGATTGGCAGAGGGATTGGCTGGTCTGGGTGAGCGTCTTGGGTTCCAAGGCTACCAGATGGAACGTCAACTCCAAGAACAGGCTCTAGCGCGTCAACAACAGGCTGCACAGCAACAACTGGCGACTCAGTTGTCTGCTGCTGGTGGTTTGGGTCAGACGCAAGCACAGATGCTGTCTGCTCAACTCCAGGCTGCTCAGGGGCTTGCCGGTGCTGCTCAGGGTGCTGCTGGTGTTCAACTGCAAGCCTCGCAACTTGCTCCTGGTCTTGCTGAACAGGATTACCTTGGGGCGCAGCGGTTGATGCAAGCTGGTCAGTTGCAGGAACAGTATCAGCGTCAGGCATTGCAAGACGCTATCAATCGATACAACTTCCAGCAGGAAGCTCCGTATCGTGCTCTGTCGCAATACAGCGCATTTTTGTCAGGGTTTCCGCAAGGTGCTCAACAGGCTGCACCGTCCTACACTAACCCTGCTGCGTCTCTGCTCGGTGGTGCTGCGCTGGTGTCTGCATTCAATCAACCGCAACAGGCTCCTTCTGGCCCATGAGGTGAAACATGGCTGATCCCGTTACTCTTGCCGCTATTGGGGCTGTCGCTGGTGCTGCCACTAATAAGAAAGATCCGGTCAAGGGTGCGCTCCTTGGAGCGACTCTTGGTTTCGGTGGTGGTACTGTTGCTCCTGCTCTCATGGGCGGCACTGCTGCTGGTGCTGGAGCCGCAGGTACTGGTGCTGCTGCTGGAGGAACTTTTATCCCTGGCATGGCGCTAGAGACTCAACTGGCGGCTGCTCCTGCGTCACCTCTAGCTGGATTCATGTCCAAGGCAACGACTCCTGCAAGCCTTATGGCTGGCGCTCAGTTGGCTGGAGCGTTGCAACCTAAACCTCCGGTAGCACAAACACTGCCGCTTCGTCCAGGCCAGCAGGTTCCGATCACACTCGATCAGATCCGCGCTATCGATGCTGGAATGTTCGACACGATCCCGATGGATCGCAGGATGACGACGATGCGGAGCAGGTTTGGACTGCCTCCTGTTCCGTTCCTGCAAGACCTTGAGCCGATTGAATCGCGCAGACTGTCTCTGCTGTGAGGTGAGTTATGGATGGAATCCTTGACCGACTGTTTCCGCAACCGCAGTATGTCTCTGGGTTGCTTGGAGATGAGTCGCAGATCGCACTTCAACAGGCTCGACAGCAGGGTCTGCTAGGTCTGGCTGCTGGTCTGTTGCAAGCCGGTGGTCCTAGTAGGCAACGAACGGACATCGGTCAGGCGATTGGTGCTGGTCTTCAGGCTGGCCAACAGGCTTATCGAGGTGCGCTGTCTGAACAGATCCAAGGTCAGCAGATGGCGCTGAAGCTGGCTGAACAGCAGAGGTTGCAACAGCAGCAACGTGCATTGCAAGGCATCATGCCTCAGTTGATGACGACTGGTATGCAACAAGCGGAAAGAGCAGCAGATCCGATTGGTGCATTGCTTCAGACGATTGAAGCTGGGACTACCAACAAACCGATGCTGAATCAGCAAGCGTTAAACCTTGCTAGGTCGTTCTTGAGTCCAAAAGACTTCAAGGATCTGGTTGAAGGATTGACCAAACAGCAAGAGCTTGCTGCTGGACCGAAAGAGGAATACTCAACGACTCCGCAGACAATGCTGGTCAACAACCGTCCGACATCTGTGCTGTTTAGCAAGTCTGGTGGTATGCGGGTGCTGGATGTTCAGCCGCTGCCATCAGAAGAGAAGGTTGATACAAACTCTGAAATTCTGTTCCGCGACAAAGCTACGGGACGAATCACATCGCGTATCAACAAAACGCTGTCTCCTGGAGAGGCTAGGCTTCTTGACCTGCGTGAGCGCGAGTTTGCGAGAGGTGGATACGACATCCTGCAAACGCAGGAAGGCTATGTTTATGCTCCAACCACACCAGGAGCTGCTGCACAGCCTGTTACTAGTGCTGGCGGCGCTCCTGTTCTGCCGATGGGTACTGATAAGCCTCCGACTGAAGGTCAGGCAAAAGCAGGTGCTTTCCTAGGTGTGATGCGTAGCGCATCCAGTGTGTTTGATCAGCCATTGGTTGATCCTGCTGGCAAACCTGTGGTTGATGCGTCTGGTCAACAGATCACAGCAGAAATGGCTTATTCAACGCCAAATCTGTTGCAGTCTGCTGCTGGATCTGTTCCTTGGGTTGGTCAAACTTTGGAGCGGTTGGGTAGTAGCGAAAACCGGCAGAGGGTATTGCAAGCTCAACAAGCATGGGTTCGTGCAAA